GATTATTACAGCGCTGAAAGCAAAGATAGACAGCTTCAAAACTCAGTTGAACAATTCCGGGCGGGAGCTTATGACGCAGCTGGAAAGTGGCATGAACAGCATGAGCAGCAGTATTTCATCTTCAGCGGGAAGTATTGCATCCGGTATCTATAACAGTTTCACTTCTCAGAACTGGTATAGCCTTGGCAGTAATATCGGACAGGGCATTTACAACGGTCTGTCTGCGAACGGTGGTTCTCTGGAAGTGCTGGCATGGAATACGGCCGTGAACATGTATAATTCAGCCTGCCGCGCTTTAGGCATCGCTTCGCCTTCCAAAGAATTTGCGTGGATCGGTGAAATGATCACTAAAGGCCTTGGAACCGGAATTGAAGACACACAAGATAATGCAGTTGGTGCGGTAACGTCTCTGGCCGATGCCGTGACGAAAGAGGCGGAAGGATCCGGCCCGATTATGCAGATCGACACAGCCGTGAGCGGTATTGATGGAGTGCTTTCCACGTTCTCGGAAAAAGTTGTCAGCAGCTTTAGCGCGATGATTTCCGCCATGGAAGATATCGTGAGCGGTTCTTCTCTAGCATTGCCTGCAATGGCAAATGGCTCTGTAATGCCGTATTCAGCCCGTAGAAGCGCCTCACAGGACGAGGAGAACAGATTATCGTCTCTGCTTGAAACTATGGCTATGAGGGATTCTGACAGGCTTACGCGGGACGATCTGACAGAGGTATTCACAAACCTGTTCAGGCAGTATCTCGATATCAATTTCTATATTGGTGATGAACAGATTGCCAGACACGCGAACACGGGGAATATGAAACTGAACCGCCGGTACAGCACGACACCTAACTTGAAAAAGTAAATTCCGGTGCGAGATTAAATTCCACCAGTGTTTATAGTTTCGTTGATTTGCGGATGTTTTTATTTTTGGATACTGCAGTTTTCTGCTATAATTCATGGTGAACTCACAAAAAAATCTGTTTTCACTGCATGCTAAGCGGGCCTCTGGAAATCAGTGTGCAGGACTGAATTCCACAGACCACATTCCTGAAAATGTGAAATGCTTACTTCCAGTCTGACAGCAGATTTAGCAGTGGGTTAATGGTTATAGCGGATCAGCTTAGGTGTCAGCGTGACTTCGTCAGGAGCGATGGGCCTAAGCTGAAGTGCTTTCAGGATATCTTCACTGAAAGACTCTGAAGCTGCCTGATAAGGCGTCTTTCCTCCCAGACTTTCCCGGGGTGTTGAATTGATATGATTTACGATCAGATTCACATCCCATTGAGTGAGAAACTCAAAGCTGGTTCCTTTAGGAAGGACTTCACGAAGCTTGGTGTGTGCCTGTTCAATGCCGCCCTTTTGTCCGCTCCGCATGGGATCACAGTAATAGATACTGGTCCGCTGCACGTTGTCAACGCCAGTCTCCAGCGCATCAGGATCTCCGAATTCCACTCCCCGATCAGTCAATATAAATTCAAACAGGGTAAGGAATTCACGGGTTCCAAGCCGTTTTTCCATACGATCGAAGACCAGCCGCACTGCACCGGGGGTGCAGCGGTTCATCAGGAAAGCCAGGAAGAGTTTTTCACGCGTGAGAAAGAACGTCAGCAGAACCTTTTTTGAATCATGTGAAGAGTGCACCGTATCCATTTCAGCAAACGAAGACAGTCCCAGCTCACAGAAATCAGTGTAAGTCCGGCCGATGAAAACGGAACGTTCCTTGATCTGAGTCTTGTGGCATTTGCGGACTTTGAACTTCACTTTTCTTTTCAGATCGACATTTCTGGTGCAGAACAAACCCATGTCGATATAGGAATACAAAGTCCGAACGGAAAGGCCCAGTTCCGGATGATTGGCAACGACCTGATAAGGGGACTGTCCCTGGGCTATCAGAGGAGAGATGACCTTATCTATCTTCCGAAGATCAGACTTTGAGAGATTGATCCCGGATCTTGATTCCGTCCGCAGCTCTCTGTAAGCCCGGTCCGCGACCCTGGCGTTATAACGGAAACGCAGTTCAATGGTGCACTGTACACCTTTTTTTGAACACCCGTTACAGACATAGGGAGCCCGTGTAAGCTGGCTGCAATGCTCCCGTTCGAAATCAGGGCAGGTTTTGTTGCACGTAGGGCAGGAAGCGCATCTGATACCGCACAATTCGATCTTTTTGCAGGCATTGGTCTTCCTGCACTGAAACCGATGGACACAAAAGTTCTTTGCATTGTAAAAGAGACGCTCACGATAATGAGGCTCATGGAGCCTGTGCGCTTTGACTTCCTTAGAGATTGTAGTCGGATCTTTGCAAAGGAAGCGGGCGATATCTTTGAATGAGGAACCTTTATCAAGAGACTCCTCAATGTAGATCCTGTCCTTAAGAGTAAGATGTTTTTGGTTGCCTGGAATAAGATTGCTCATATATCATCCTTCCACTGCTGTCAGAAGGATGATAACCGTACCATGCGTACAGAGAAAAAGTCAACGGCTTCCCGGACGCCAGCCTTGACAGTCTGCAGTTACGCGATGGCCGGTCAGCGGCGACGGGAAACTCAAAGATATCAGATCAATTCTGCGCCGTCGGGGAAACCATTATATCGCGTAACAGCATCCGGTCAAGGCCAGGCCGCTGCGCGGTGGCTGATGTAGATTCAAAAGCAAGCGGGCTCAGGAAAATCTAAAGATATCAGGGTGAAAACCTCCTATGCTCAGACCCTGCCGTATGCAAGATTAAACATCAACTGTGCGAAGGTGAATTCCACTGGCTTTACGGGGAGTGGAATTTAAGTTTTCATTTTAGGGTACAGCACGACATAAGGGAGCCATATTTAATAATTCCGGAAAATATGGTAAAATCCGGGTATCGCAATATGAGGGAGGCGTTTTTATGAAGCGAGTTTTAACCATTATTGCTTTGATCACTCTGGTATCGGTGTTTGTCACAGGGTGCGGCGGAGGAGGCAGTAAGGAAACCGAAGCCGCTAAAGGGCCGGCAGATCTGACAGGTAATTGGAAGGTCAGCAATGATACTTTTAAAATGACAGCTGTGATTGAAGGGGAAACGATTACGGTATATTGGGAAGACGGAGATACAAAGTCTCTGTATTGGGCCGGATCCTATAAAGCTCCAGAGACGGCAGAGGAACCTTACACATGGTCTTCTGAGAATGATCATAACCAGACAGATAAAGCAATGCTGGCATCCAGCGCGGACACAAAGGATTTCACTTATGAAAAAGGTGAATTGAGTTTTGAAGCGTCCGCAATGGGAACAACGTCAACGGTAAGAATGAAAAAGGAATAATACCGGAAGAGATAGAATAGGCCGTGGGGGGTGAAATCTCCCACGGCCTATTCTATCGCATTCAGTCTATGAATGTATGCTTGGTGAAGTCATAAATACCTATAACTGTCTTACGGTATCTGACTATCGCCCTATCTTTGTCCAGGGCCTCAATTATAATCTCGGTTCCTGCCTTGTATCCCAGAGAATACAGCGCCTTTTTGATCTCGTTTACTTTTTCGTTCATGTTCTTCTCCTCTCTTAATCAATGGCCGCCTGTTTTTTACGTTTAGGTCCGGGCGGCAAATGATAAGACAGGATGAATACGGAGCGGATCCAGCCTATGCCGGGGCAGAGGATGAGGGTCTGCAGGTTCGCTATCTGTCCACCTATGCACGCTTCGGTGGACACGTGCGAACTATTGTCGCACGTGTCCGCTTTTTCTATGTCCGAAAGGGTGACGGTGCGGCAGCCGTCCCCTTCTGTGTAATTGAAAGCAATCTTCAAATGATCGTCATACAGGAAGATTGCATTCACAAACACTTCAACAAGTTTTTTCTGTGCAGTCCTGTCTGTTGCATCCAGCTGCCGGAACCTTTCCAGGAAATATACAATATGGTCTTTGGTGAGCTTAAAGCCCTTTGCGAGTTGCTTTTCCGCGAGGGCCGTTTTTATTGCCACACGCTGCCCTTCCAGCTCATCCATTCGGGTTTTGATCATGTCGTTGATGATACCGGCCTCTATTGATCGCACAAGGTTAGCAATTCCCTTTTCAACGCTGTCCAGTTCATTCTGAAGGGCTGCCGTCTCTGTGTTATCGCTGTCCTGCTTCAGGTAATATTGCCATGTCTGTTCTGATATGAATTCCATCATTTCATCACTGTCCAGGATCCTGATAACTTCATTCATGACAAGCTGCTCAATCCATTCCTGCCTGACCGGCTTTTTCTCACAGCCTTTTTTGTGCATCTGATCGTAACACTGATAGTATGAATATTTGGTTCCGGTTCTGCTGTGTCCGGCGCGGCCTACCATCTGAGCGCCACAATGCCCACAGAACAGCTTTCCGGTCAGAAGGTAATCTGTATAATGCCATTTACGCGAGGGTGCGCGTTTATTCGCCTTTAACATTTCCTGCACCTTATAGAATGTGTCCTTGTCAATCAGCGCCGGTATTGCGTCCTCATCCCTGATATCCTTGTAAGCATATACGCCTATATATTTTTCATTTACAAGCATTTTGGCAAGGCTTGACCGTCCGTATGGCTTCCCTCTTGAAGTGGTATAGCCTTGGTCATTCAGGTATTTGATCAGGCTGAACAGGGTTTCTCCGGAGGCGTATTTCTCAAAAATGAGCTTTGCCAGGGGCGCGGTCTCCGGGTCGATCTCATAATATTTATCCGGCGTGAGTTTGTATCCCAGGGGCGGAGTCCCATTGATCGCCTTATGTTTCTTTGCATTTTCCATGAGTCCGCGCTTGACGTTCTGGGACAGCTGCAGGCTGTAATACTCCGCCATACCTTCCAGGACGCTTTCCAGAATGACGGCTTCAGGGGAGTCCGGCAGATGCTCCGCCACATACTCGACACGAACGCCATTTTTCTTACAGCGGTATTTATTAAACGTGATCTCTTCGCGGTTCCTTCCGAAACGGTCAACCTTCCAGACGATGATAATTCCGAAAGTTTTCTTTCCGGTATCGGTGAGCATTTGCTGAAATGCTTCTCGATTATCGTTTGTCCCTGTCTTTGCTCTGTCGCAATACTCATGTATGATTGTATATCCCTTTGTCTCAGCATATTTCCGGGCAGCAGCAAGCTGTCCGTCAATGGATTCTTCACGCTGACCGCTGGACGAATACCGGGCATAAACAACGGCTATCTTGCTCAGATCCTCATTACTATTCCTCATAGGCTATTCCCTCCGGAGTTTTTCAA